TACGTTATCTCCAGACCCCAGAAATTCACAGTTAAGCTCTTGGTTAATTTTTCGTTTATCGTATTTTAACTTTTTAACCATTTTTTCATACCAAGGAGAACAGGGTTTATATCCTTGATTAAAATATTCTTTTATTTTATCATAATCCCTTTCATAAGGGTCAGTATCAGTAAATGAAATATTTTTAGAATGGTCTTTTTCATCTTTATTTAATAGATAATCAACCATATCATCAGTTGGTACCAGATATAAATCTTTTGAGTATCTAGGGTCTTTCCACCAAAACATTTCAGAAATTTTAAAGTTGTTAACACCTTTAACCGCCTGATTATATACATCATAATAAATTGGGTCATAACCGTTTGGTGTTGATACAACAATTACTTTACCACCGGTAGAAAGTGATGCCATACAAGCTGCCCAAAAATCACCATCAGCTTCGATAAACGCGGCCTCATCAAATACAAGTACCGTAGGTGTATAACCCCTCAAGGCATCTCGTGATGTTGCAACTGCTTTTACTTCACAACCATTTGTTAGTTTGTAATGTCTTTGTGAATTTTTATCTGCAGAAAAAGAAGCGCCAACCCATTTAGGCCATTGGTCAACAAATGCTCTAATTTTATTTGCCATTTCCATTGACGTATCAAGTTTGTTTGCAATAATCAATATTTTTTCTGGACGTTCTTTTTTTGCAAACACAAGTTTTTTTGATATCCAAGCGGCAGTCACTGTTGACACACCAGCCTGACGATACTTTAATGCAATATTTTCTTCGTGTTCTTCATAGTCCTTCAGTAATGAAACCTGATCTGGAAATAATTCCAAAGGTACAAATTGTGAAACCGTATTATCGTATGTCTGTAAGTATGTTCTTAATGCGTATGGTGTATCTTTCATACATTTTACATACTCTAGCATTATTTGTTCTTTTGATAGACTCATAAAGATATTTTAATATAAATATCAAAACCCCCAGTTATTTTCATAAAAGGGGGTTTTGTAGGACAATATATTATTTAATTTATAAACCTAGTCTTGTTAAGATATCATCATCTTCTTCATCGTCATCGTAGTCATCATCATCGTCATCACCTTCTTTATATTTTTTATAGTTAGCTTTTGCTTGTTGTAATAATTCGTTGAATTTTTTCTTAGCTTTTTCATTATCAGATGGACTATCTGAAATAACATTTGCAATTACATTTTTTAAAAATTCTTCAGCTGGAATACTATATAACAATTGTTCAAAGAAAGGAATATATTTTTTACCTTCATTATCCAATGTTAATTCATCTGGAAGTAAGGTTCTTAATTTTCTTACAAGCTCACCACCAACACGGAAATTCATTGGTTCGTTTTGCATTGTATCTGTTTGACCAATAACTTGTGTTGCGATTTCTGGGTCCATATCTTTCCATTGTGCTCTTGACTGAATCATTGAAAATGATTTGAATAGTTCGTGAAGTAAAATTGGAAATATTAAGCCATTAGCATAATATGTATCATTTCCATCTCCTTCTTCACCACCTTCATCTTCGTCTTCATCGTCATCATTACTTTCTTGTTTTTTACCTGCAGCACCGGCGGCATTACCACCAAGAGCTTCAATCAAATCTTCATCTGTAAAATACATAAGGTCATTAGCACCCATAATTTTATTATAAAGTGCGTATAGTCCTGGATCAATCGCGTCTAATCTATCCTTATACATTTGGTAAGCAAATTGACCACGTTTTCCTTTACCCATTATAATAGCATTGATAACATTTCTTTTTTCAATTTCCAATTGTTTTTGTTCTTCTGGTGTTAGTTCGTCGATATCAAAAGAAAAATTTGGAGGTAATGGAAGTTTTTGTTCTTTTTGTGGTTTCATTTTAAAAATACTTGGGTCGATTGCTTGTTCCCCTAAAAATGTTAACATATTAACAAAATCAAATTCATAAACAACACCACCATCTTTTCTTTTTTTAATTACCAAACCTTTTTCAATTGCTTGTTCCATATTATCAGAATAAGGTAACCAACCTTCTTCTTTAGCCGCAATTTCAACCGCCAAATCTCTAAGTTGTTCTCTATATCTTGGTTCAAGTTGCATAGCTTGTCTAACTGCTTGCATCTGTGCCATTTGTATTGACATTTTAACTTGTGGGTTTGTAATATTTTGTTCTGTACCAAAATATCTTTTTACATAGTCGACAATTTCTTTAAATCTTTTACCAGCAATTTTTTCAACATCAGAAGCACCACCCCTAAAAGCTCTATTCTTTGCGTAGATACCTTCTGGGTCCTCAATTCTTTGTTGTGTTCTAGGGTGCATTCTTTCAGGATAATCACCATAATCAATTGGTGCTTCCTTTACTATTTTTCTTACAAGTCTTTCTAATTCTCTATTTCCCATTTTTTAGTTTCTTAAAATTGAAGTTATTGCTACCATAAAATCATTTTTTTGTTCTTCTGCTTTTGGTTGTTCTTCAACACTAGGATTTGGGTCCTTAAATGGATTTCCCTTTCTTCTTGTCGGTGTTTTAGTTTTTTCCCTTTCTTTAGTTCTTTCTTTTTCTTTTGTATTTGCTTTTGGTTGTTCTTCAACACCAGGATTCGGATCCTTGAATGGATTTCCTTTTCTTCTTGTTGGTGTTTTAGTTCCAGGTTTTGTTTTAGTTCGTTCTTTTTCTTTTGTATTTTCTATCATCTCTTTTTCTTGAAACATAGTATTTTTCTTTGGGTTGTTCAACATAAACTTTTCTGACTTATCAACTTTTTCTTGAATTGTTTTTAACAATTCTCCTTTTGTCATACTAGGTTCAATATGTTTTTCAATCATATTGAATATTTGTTCTTCCAAATACTTTTCATAATTTTCATCGGTATTTTTTCTTGTTTTTCTTTTAACAGTTTTTTCTGGATGTTTTTTTTCTGGCATATCTTTGTATTGTTTTTTTGACGTACTATCTGAAAATTCTCTAGCCATTTCACACCATTTTTTCTTTTTAACACCCTTACTTGTATTACACTTGGCCCAAAAGAATCCTTGTTGTGCTTTTGATTCAAATTTTTCACCTATTTCACGAGTAACAGTAAGACTTCCATCTGGATTTGGGGTTACTTCACCATCTTTAACATTTAAACCTTCCTTATTTTGTTTCATTTGATTAACCGTTGAAGAATCAACATTTTGGATTTCAAGGGTTTTTCGTGTTGTTTGGATAGCTTCTTTAGTTTCAAATTTTTCAGCAAGAATTCTTATTTGATTTGGTTTCATTCTTGAAACCGTGGTAAAATGAATACCATTTTCCAAAAGAATTTCAATGTATTTTTTAGTTTTCATAAACAACTTTTTTTTCAAATTGCAACACGAGGTCTCTCTCGTATAATTTATCTTTTACATCCTGTTCTTGGTCCCCATATTTAAAAACCAATCTTTTAATCAACGAAAAATCAATTTCATCTTCTTTTTCCCAACCAAGGGCAATAACACCATCAATTGAATCTTGAACAGAAAAAACATCAGAATTTTGTACCAATTCCAATGTAATTTCATTGTGTGTTAACGACCCAACTTTTTTTACGTGTTCAACATCCGGAGGACTTGGATAACCGTTTGCAGGTCTTGCTTCCCAATTTTCACCCCAAACATCTTCCAAAGAATCACCAAAAATAAATTCATAAATGTTTTCACCCCTATAATTAGGACCCAAACCATTTATGTATAATAAGTAACTCATATTTCCATTCCGTTTGTTGTAATTTTTGTATTGACAACACCTTCTTTAAATACCAAACTTCCCTTATTAGTTTTTCCAATAAGAACTGAAACTGGATTTTTTTCCATATATTTTAATGCCATTCTTTCTTGTTTAATATTTTCAGAAAGATTTTTAACATTACTGTAATTTGTTTCTTTGATTTTTTCGTATTTTTCTATTTTTTGTATTTTTTTCTTTTCTTCAGAAATAATTTCTTTTTTCTGTGTTGTAAAATATTGTGAAATAATTTTATCAACTTTTGATTCGCCAAATGTTCCGTGTGAAAAATGGTTATATGTGTGTCTTGGTTGTCTAGCACCATGTCTTCCATATTCTTCAAGTTCACCTGTAACCGGCATTTCTTTCATTTTATCAAACATTCTACCAGCGTATTGTTTTGATACACTGTTTTTAATTGCATCAGATAAACTTGCAATTTCACCAATTTCACGATATTCTGTTGTTTCACCACCAATAGGAGGTGGTGGTGGTAATGTCTCTTCTTCTTCATCAGATGTTGGTTCTGGTATTTCTTCGTCACTCATTTCTTCATCTTCTAAGTCTTCATCTTCTTCATCACCTTCTTCGTCTAAATCACCTTCTAATCTCGATATAATTTCTTCAAGATCGTCATCATCTAACAAATCAACATCAAGTGCTGATAAAATTGAATTAATAATGTATTTAACATCATTTGGATCCATATCATCTTCACTATTAAATTTTCTAATTCTTTGTGCTAATTTGCCGGTAAGTTTTTGTATTACTTTAAATGTAGTTCCACCTTCTTTCTTTGATTTACCTTCATCTTCCATATCATCTTCTGGTGGCGGAGGCAATTCTTCTTCATCACCCATATCATCTTCTGGTGGTGGAGGTAGTCCTTCATCACTTCCTTCCGTACCCATATCTGGTGGTGGAGGTAGTCCTTCATCACTTCCAGTTGCACCCATATCTGGTGGTGGAGGTAAAGCCCCTTCACCTTCTACAGTCCCTGTTTCTGGTGGCGCCATACCCGCACCCCCCATATTATCCATAGGTGGTGCTGCCGGCATTGGTGCCGAAGCTGCTACTGGTTCTGGTGGAGGTAATGCTCCTACATCTCCAGTTGGTTCAGCTTTTTTTTTACCAGGAAGTTTTAGTTTGAACTTTTTTTTTTGCTCGGTAAATAAAGACATACCTTCTTCATTTCCGTACATTTGATTAAAGTCTTTAGCCATAAGGTTTAACTTTTTCAATGCCTGTGAATACGAAGAAAAATACTTTCTATTTTGAATTGGTTCGATGTAATCAGAATTAATATCATCATAGCTTTCCTTGATTATATATCCTAATCTTTCTCTTACAATTGTATAAGTTTTTCCGTCTGCAAGTTCTGCAGTATATTCTGTTTTTTTATCTTCATTTACTGGTTGTGGAATTGATTCATTATATCTGGCAATTTCCATAATTCTACGGATTTTATCCATTCCTTCCAATTTTTCACTTCCGATAGGTCTTAATCCTCCCATAGTATATTTTTTTGAATTAATTATTTTTCTTAATAAATATATCGATTATTAAGATTATTTTATTTTTTAATAAATTATTGGTTCATAGATAATTTCTTATCTATCAATTCAGTTGTAGAATCGTGTAATTTTTCAATATATCCGTTTCTTCTTAATATTTTAAAGACAAGGTTTTCTGTTGAATATTCACCGTCTTTTTCTAACCCACAAGTTCTATATTTTTTTAATTTATCTTTATATTTTTGAACAGTTTCTTTTGCTGTTGTTGCGTCATCATCTTCTATCGTATCTAAAAGATTGTCAATGATATTCATCCATTGTTTTGCCTTTTCTTTAATTAGTTCTTTATCTATTGTAACATCTTCTTTTTTTGGAACATTTGCCCATTCATCAAATAATATTGAATAAACACCACTTGAAAAGTGTGATTCTGTTTCGTTCTGAACATACAATTCAACTTCATACCCCTTTATTGTTATATCGTGTTTTTGATTAAATAACATTTTTTTCAAAGTGAAAAGTTTTTCGTATAATTCAATTTGATTTTCTTTATACTGTTGGAAATTCGCAACAATATGTAAGTCAAAGTCTGAATATTTAGACCAATTATAATTAGAAAGTGAACCGGTAAGTATTATATCGGTAACAACAATTTCGACATCCAAAAAGTCAATAAATTCGTAAGCAATTTCTAACAACCTTTCCCTTATTTCAGGTTTTAATTTAGGTTCTTTTTTATCGCCTACCCAAACTTTTGGATTTAATGCTTTTTGGGGTTCAAAACTTTTTAATAATTCGGTATCCATTAAATATAAATATTAAGAAAATGAATTAACTTAATTTCTTATATTTAAAAGTTTTAGAAATGTTTGTATTAAAGAAAGACCCTTGTGATTTTGCAGATCTAAATGATGTGTAAGTTTGATGTGGAACATCATCATATTCGTATTTCATACCATTTTTAAATTCTGCAATCATTTTTTTTGTTTCGGTATCATATTCAGTTCTAACTATATTTGAAGATTCAACTTCATTTATAATTTTTGTTCCTTTGATTTCTTCTTTTGTAATTGCCATAACTTTTTTTATTTTAAATATATTTTACTTAAAACAAAAATCCACCCTTTTGGGGTGGACCTTGTTATTTTAGGGAGTTGATTTTGTCTCGTAGTTCTATCGCTTTTTCAAAGTTCTGATTTTTAATACATTCATCCAGTTCTTTATTTAGCTTACTTATTTTTTCTTTGTTTTGTTCCAGATTTTTAATCTTATCTCTCAACTCCACAGCTTCTTCAAAATTTTGTTCTTCAACTGCAATTTCAAGTCTTTGTTTTAAAAGGTCAACCTCATCTGATTTATTTAGGTCACCTTTGACATTTGTAATGTAAGTAAATGAAATAGAACCATCTTCAGATTTATAAGTTCTTTTTTCAAAGTTGTTTAATCCATTAAAAAATGGATTTTCGAAATTAAATAATTCATTAAAAAGTTTGTCAAAATTTCTTCCAAACATAATTTATTTTTTTATAAGTTTATTTTGATTCTGATTTGACCAAATCCATACCAAAATGATAAAACTGACATTTTGTCAGTATATTCTAACAACATATGTCAGAATGTCAAATATTGACTACTAGTTAGTTTATAATTAAAATTAAATAAAACTTTTTAATATGGCAATAGAATTTGTAGATGATGGTGATAAGGGTAAAAAGAAAGATGGTGGTACCCCAGTTTTAGATAATTTCAGTAAGGATTTGATTAAGTTAGCAGAACAAGGAAAATTAGATCCGGTTATTGGAAGACAAAAAGAAATACTTAGAATAGCACAAGTATTATCCAGAAGAAAAAAAAATAATCCAATAATCATTGGTGAACCTGGTGCTGGAAAAACAGCAATTGTAGAAGGTTTAGCTATGATGATTCACGCTGGTGAATGTCCAAAAAATTTAGCCGATAAAAGAATTGTTTCACTGGACATTAATTCAATTGTTGCCGGAACAAAATATCGTGGGCAATTTGAAGAAAGAATGAAGGTTATAATTGAAGAATTACAATCAAGCCCAAATATTATAATTTTTATTGATGAAATTCATACAATTGTTGGTGCTGGTAATAGTTCTGGTTCATTGGACGCCTCAAACATTTTTAAACCAGCATTATCAAGAGGTGAAATACAATGTATTGGTGCAACAACACTTGATGAATATAGAAAAAATTTTGAAAAAGATGGTGCTTTAGAACGAAGATTTCAAAAAATAATCGTTGATCCTTCAACAAAAGAAGAAACTTTTGAAATTTTAAAACAAAGTAAGGAAAAATATGAAGAACACCATAAAGTTAATTATACAGATGAAGCTCTTTGGTTGTGTGTAGAATTGGCAGATAGATATATTACAGATAGGGAATTTCCAGATAAAGCTTTTGATATTTTAGATGAGGTTGGTTCCCGTATGCAAATTGATATAAAACTTCCAGATTATATTGAAAAGTTGAAGCAAGAAGCTGCGGACG